AAAGCGAGCTTCGCTTGATCGACCTCACCCTCAAGATGTACACCCGCCCCCTGCTGGAGCTGGATCAAGACATGCTCACCGATGCGCTGCACACCGAGCGCGAACAACGCGAGTCGCTACTGAAGCGACTCGATGTCGAGGAGGCTGACCTAGCAAGCAGTCCCAAGTTTGCGGAGATTTTGAAGCGCCTGGGGGTGCCACCCCCAATGAAGAAGAAAAAGCCCACCGTCAAGACGCCGAATCCCGAGGGAAGCACATTTGCTTTCGCAAAAAACGACGCGCTATTCCAGGCGCTACTTAACAGCGAGAACGGAGACATCGCGCTGCTGTGCGAGGCCCGGTTGAAGGTGAAGTCAACGACCGAGAGAACACGGGCACAACGGTTTCTAGACATCTCAAAACGGGGGAGGCTTCCTGTCCCACTGTCATATTACAACGCGCTGTCAGGGCGTTGGACTGCGGCAAAGGGGTCTTCGATCAACATGCAGAACCTCAAGCGGGGGAGTTTTTTGCGTTCTGCAATCATGGCACCAGAGGGCTGTGTGCTGGGCGTCGGAGACCTTTCTCAGATCGAGCCGCGTGTGCTGGCATGGCTTGCCGACTATGAAGACATGCTGGCCATTTTTAGGGCCAAAGGCGATCCCTACGCCATGTTCGGCGCTCAGATGTTCAATATACCTGGGATGACCAAAGAGAGCCATCCTGATCTTCGCCAATCTGCAAAAAGCGCTTTGTTGGGCGCAGGTTACGGTCTCGGGTGGGCAAGTTTTTCTACTCAACTACTGACGGGGTTCCTTGGAGCACCCCCTATTCGCTATGACAAAACGATTGCAAAAAAACTGGGCGTTACGTCGGACTACATTGAACGGTTCATCGACTGGGAAGAGAACATCCTACGCATGCAAGAGATTCCGCATACTTGCTCGACGAAAGATCTACTCATCCATTGCATCGCCGCAAAGAAGATCATTGAGCTTTACCGAGCCGCTGCCCATCCTGTTGCCGGATTTTGGGAGCTATGCGAAAGCCTCATTCAAAGATCGCTTGCTGACGGTGAAGAGTATCGTCACAAGTGCTTGGTCTTCCGCAAAGAAGAGATTGTGCTTCCCAATGGGATGAGTCTGCGGTATCCTAACATTCGTCAGCAAAAAGATGCGCGTGGGAGACCGAGATGGGTGTACGGTCCAGACGCTACGAGCATTTACGGCGGCAAGATTACGAATAACGTCACCCAGGGCGTAGCCCGTATTGTTATGACCGATGGAATGCTCAGGACAGCGAAACGCTATCCTGTGGCAGGCACCGTGCATGACGAGCAGATTATTGTTGTACCCGAGAGCGAGAGTAAAGAGGCACTAGCGTGGATGCTAGAGCAGATGACGCTTGAGCCGAGCTATATGCCGGGGATACCCCTGGCCGCTGAAGGTGGCGTTCACCGACGTTACGGACTAGCTAAAAAATAAAGGAGAGAAGAAATGAGCGACGACAAAATTCAACAGGCATACGAGCTACTAGCCATGCTGCACACAGAAACAATGGCCGAGCTTGTGGAGACACAGCGCCGTATGGATGCGATGTCCCGTTGTTGGTGGCGGATGCTTAAGCACCGGATCAAGACCGTATTAGGTTTTAACAGCGCGGAGGAATGACATGAGCGACGAGTTCAAGCAGTGGGTGTGCAGTATCGATAGTGGTGTTCCGCACGGCGTAGCCTGGGACAGCACGCTAGTGAAGATGTTGTGGAACTGCTGGCTCGCATCAAGGGAGACGGCCCGTGTCTGAGAGAATCATAAGGTGGTCTCACAGCGCGTTGAAAGACTATGAAGGTTGTGCAAGGCGGTATTACGAAGTCAAAGTTCTGAACAAGTACCCGTTCCAAGAGACCGATGCCACACGCTACGGGGTCGAGGTACATAAAGCGATTGAGGAGTACATCAAAGACGGTACGCCGATCCCAGCCGCCTATGCGCAGTTCCAGCCGACGGTAGATGCACTACTTAAAAAGCCGGGGCGCAAGCTCGCAGAACATGAGATGGCGCTGACGAAGACGTTGCAGCCCTGCGATTGGAAAGCAAAAGAGGTGTGGGTTCGCGGCATCGCTGACATTTTGATTGTCAATGACGACAATCTGACCGCGTGGGTGGGCGACTGGAAAACGGGGAGTAATAAATACCCTGACCAGGATCAGCTTGTTCTGATGTCTCTGATGGTGTTTGCGCACTTTCCACACATACGCAAAGTCAATAGTGCGCTGCTGTTCATCGTCAAAAACTCGATGGTGAAGATGCAGATGTTGCGTGAGCAGGCCGAGGCGGCTTGGTGGAAATATCGTGAGAGAACGGCGCGACTTGAGGCAAGCTACGCTAACAACGTGTGGCACCCCACGCCCACCCCGTTATGCCGATGGTGTCAAGTGACGGGGTGCGAGTTCAACCCAAAACACTAGAGGCAATCATGGTTCAGAAAAACGGAAAAATTGACTGGAAGCATAAATACAAACTTCAGGTGGCCAGCGGTGAGACGAAGGATCAGCTAGAGCGGCAAAAAGCCCGACGTGCTTACGATAAAGAAGGTGTTGACAGAACGGGTAAGCACATAGATCACGTTAAGCCGCTGCGCTCAGGGGGCAAGACGACAAAAGGCAATCTGCGGCTTAGAAGTCCGAAAGCCAACATGAAAGACAACGGGAGATAGGCTTGGAGATCCTAGAAAATAAAGCGGTGCTGATTCGCACCAGAGCGCCGCAAAAATATACCGTGATCCCCAAGAGCCGCATTGTGGAGGATCACGGTAATGGGGGGTATACCGTAGCGGTGTATTTCGGTCTGGATGAAATGCGGGTTTTAAAAAACCTGGGGGTCAAGAGCGTTGTATCCCCCATCACCCGCAAATACAACTGGCCTGGGCGATACAAGCCGATGGCGCACCAGATCGAGACGGCATCATTTCTGACGCTGCACAGAAAGGCTTTTTGTTTCAATGAGCCTGGGACCGGGAAGACGCTCTCGGCACTGTGGGCAGCAGACTATTTGATGCAGCGCGGCGATGTGCGGCGCGTACTCATACTGTGCCCGCTCTCGATCATGCACAGCGCATGGATGGGCGACATCATGAACTCTGTGATGCACCGCAGCGCAATCGTGGCACATCACCCCAACGCTGCACGCCGGATTGAGATGGTGCAGGGGGATTACGAGTTTGTTATCACAAACTATGAAGGTCTTAATCTTATCGGTAATGAGATACGTAATGACGGCAGGTTTGATTTAGTGATAGTTGATGAGGCCAACGCATATAAGAACCCCTCCACGATTCGCTGGAAGTCATTAAACAGCGTCGTAAAACCTGACACTTATCTATGGATGATGACAGGAACCCCCGCTTCGCAGTCACCGCTTGATGCGTATGGGTTAGCCAAGCTGGTGAACCCGAACTCTGTACCGAAGTTTTTGGGGGCGTGGCGCGACAAGGTTATGCGCCAGATAACGCAGTTTAAGTGGGCACCTAAACCGGAAGCGAAAAAGGTCGTGTATGACACGCTTCAGCCCGCGATACGGTTTACAAAAGAACAGTGTCTAGACCTTCCCCCCGTCGTGACTGTGACGCGGATCGTCCCGCTTTCACCTCAGCAACACAAATACTATAAGCTGCTGAAAGAACAGATGCTAGTGCAGGCTGCTGGCGAGACGATCAGTGCAGTGAACGCCGGAGTCATGGTGAGCAAGCTGCTCCAGGTGTCAGCAGGTGCGGCCTATACGGACGAGAAAGAAGTTGTCACGTTTGATGCGTCGGGCAGGCTCAAGGCGATAACGGAGGTTATCGAGGAGACTTCGCGCAAAGTCATCGTGTTCGCGCTGTTCCGCTCCAGCATTGACACGATCTCACAGCATTTAGAGTCGCAGGGGATCAAGACGGCGCAGATTCACGGCGATGTGAGCGCAACAAAACGCGGGCAGATCATCAACGCATTTCAGCACAGCCCAGACATTCAAGTGCTCGTGATGCAGCCCCAGGCTACGGCGCACGGCATTACGCTGACAGCAGCCGATACGGTGATTTTTTATGGCCCGTTGATGAGCGTTGAGATGTATCTGCAATGTATCGCGCGGGCCGACCGTAAGGGTCAGACATCAGACAAAGTGACGGTGGTGCACATCATGAGTAGTGCGATTGAAGAAAAGCTGTTCAAAGCGCTGGCTGCAAAAGTCACCGACCACGCACTGCTCACTAGGCTGTTCGACGCAGAAGTTAAAAATTCTTAAAAAGGGGGTTGCATGACGTAAAAATTCATCTATGATTGTCAAACATTGGACAAAAAAGAAAGAGGCTACAAATGAACGAAACCGAGTCTGCTAGCGTGCCGATGGACAAGCTAGCCCGGACGTATCGCAAGATACAGGCCCGGATACAAGAACTGACAACGGCTTATGAGACTGAGATCGAGCGTTTGAAAGTGCAGCAAGATGTTATCAAGACTGCGCTCAAAGATCAGATGTTGGCTCTTGGCCTGAAGTCAGTCAATACGCAGGAGGGTACAGTCGTCTTATCGACAAAAACGCGGTATTCAACCCAGGACTGGGATAGCTTCAAGACGTTCATAGTCCAGCACGATGCTGTGGATTTGCTCGAAAAGCGCATCGCGCAGACGAACATGGCCACATTTTTGAAAGACAACCCGGGTGTTGTTCCGCCTGGACTTAACTCTAACTCTGAATACGCAATAAGCGTAAGGAAACCGAAATGAAAGAAATGACTTTTACCTTTACCGAAGCCCAGGCCCAAGTAATTCTTAACGCCCTGGCTGCACGCCCTTACGCCGAAGTCAGCGGGATCATTGAAGCATTTCTAACCCAAGCAAACCAACAAGCACAAGCCCAAACCAAGGAGAGCATCTGATGAGCAACGTAACCATTTTTAACCCTTCCCAAGCGCCCGCATTCGCTCGTAAAGGCGAGTTGTCCGATATGGCCAAGGCCCTGGCCGGCGGTGGTGGCGGTGGTAAGCGCATCTCGATCAAGGGCGGTGTGTTCCGTCTTATGAGCGCCGGGAAAGAAGTGGCAAGCATTGATGACCGCCACCTCAATGTCGTGCTCGTGAAGGCTGCTCCAAAGATCAGCCGCGTTTTCTACATGAAGAGCTACGACTCTGAGAATGTTGGAGCGCCTGATTGCTGGTCCGCTGACGGCGTGAAGCCGAGCTCTGAAGCTGCGAATCCGCAGCACACGTCGTGTAACGACTGCCCCAAGAACA